TTACGCAGCCATCTGTTTTCGGCAAAATTGATAAGGTGTAACGCCGTAATGATTTTTAAATACAAATATAAAGTAAGATAAATGGCTATAGCCGCACTGCTCAGCTAGCTGTGATATTGTTAGGTTACTGTTTATACTCAACTGCTTAGCAGCATACTGCATCCTACTCTTAACAAGTATTTTTTGGTAACTCGTACCTTCCTGCTTAAGTTTTTTCTTTAAGGTGCTTGAACTGACAAAAAGTAATCTTGCGATTGAGTCTAAAGACCAGTTTTTTGTAAGGTCACTCATAATTAACTCTTGAACAGCGAATGCTAGCCCTAAATTAATCTCTTTGACGAGGTAGGGGATAAAGTCTTTATCTGTGGAGAATGCATAAAGCAGTAAATGAAGTAATCTCTTGTGGTAGTATGCCTCTATCGTTGATAAGTGGGAACTTTTTGAAAGTCTGATGACTAATGAGAATACTTCAACGAATATGCATTTAGAGATAAACTCCCAATATTTTTTTTTCGGTCTATAGGGCAAATGATAAGCATCAGATGTCGTTGATGCCAAAAAGTCACGAATAGTGCAGTGATCAATTTTTATCACTTCAATCAGCCCATCAGACAGTATGGTATGACTGCTCGCTTGACAGTTGAGGAGTATTTTATGGCATGCAGGTACAAGAACTTTTGTAATATCATCAATGACTACCGTTGATTCTTGATGACAAAGCACAACCGCAAAACAGCTATCATATCCAAGCTTCATACACCCTCCAATAAGTACTCAATATAATCTAATTGTTATAAATCACTTTAATCAGTGATAGCCGTAGATATAGCTCAATGTTAATTGGATGTAAAATGAAATAATATCACCATAAAATAAATATAAGATTTATCTTAATCGGTATTTCAAATGCTTTGAGGTTTATTTAATTATGAGAAATTTGAGTATCACTATTATGTATTTTTTTATAAAAATAAGCTTTTTTAAAGTATGTACAGAGGTTATAGCCTCATGAAATCTATATCTTTATCGTTTTTTCTAATCACAGTGATGCTTATTTTTATATTTAACGATATAGTCCCATGAAAAACTATAATGATGGTTATGATGAGGTGCGTGAATTCATATCGAGGAAGAGGTGCGCCGAACTACACTAGGCTCGGTGGAAGGTTAAGAGATTAATGATGTAGCATTTGAAATAGCCAATTTAGGTCAAATGCTACATGAATAATGCTGATGGTTTTATTTGCTAAATAATTTATATTTAATATATAGGGAGAAATATTTTATCCAATCGACAAATTTCTTATCAGAAAGGAGTTTTTTTGCCTTTATTCTAAGCAGGCTAGCATTAGGTGTCAGTTTTAATTGCGTGTCTTTCCATGGAGATTGATTCAGGTAATAAAAGAAAATCTGAGACTCAAATATCATAAACCACGGTTTATTTTTTGTAACATAATGCAAAATGGTTGTGCCACGAGATGCATTATCATCTACCCTATCGATAGGGCTTAGCGTTATAGTTTTATTATATTTCTTGTCAATTAATTTAATGTTTTCGTTTAAGAGTATATTTAATACATCCTGATCGGCATATTTATAAATTGTACCGCTATTGATCATGTTAAATGCCACGGCGGTGACATTTTTAAAATTCCACTCAGATACATTGATAAATAAAAATCCTGCATTGAAATATTTATCGGTATCAATACCGTATCCTAGTGTGCTGGCTTTCTGTTGCATCTCTTTAGAGTCAGCAACTACAGCGGCAATATGTCCTTTAAGGTTTAGGTCATGTAAGGCGTGTAATGAATCTAAGCAAATCATATCGCCATCCAAATATAAAACAGAATCAACCTCATGCCGTAGAATAAAAGGAACCATAAATCTTAAGCACGTGGACTTTGGGATTCCCAGAATGAGTGTATTAGGATTGACGGATAGTTCTTCCTGAAGTTCATATGTTGTTATTGAAACGTTATCACCTTGTATCTCAAGTATTCTAGATTTGTTTTTTTCAGAAATGGATTCGAAGAATAAATGAAAGTGGAGGTGCGAGTCTTTATTGTTTTCAATGACAGATGCAATGGCTACACCTGTTGGCATCACAAAATTATTATCAAAACAGAATGCAATATTTAGTACTTTTAGATTGTTATTGCTTGTTTTAATAGTGTTTTTTTTGAATAGTGAATCATTTTCATGATTGAAATTTTTGTCTGTATCCATGTAATAAAAATTAGCCATGCTATTAATAATAGATAATATTTGATTATATCTAATTTTATCTATTATGAAAATGCTATGTTACTTTTGGTTAATTAGGTATTAAGAGACCCTAGTGATTGTTTTTTTATTCGTTATAGAGGGGCTCCATCTGCAGAAGCAACGTAACGAAATGAACAAACTTATTAACATTAAAAGTTCACCGTGGAGGAGGGTAGAGTATCAGAACTCATTTATGGCAGGTAAAAATGTGACCCATTACTTCCTCAAATACTCCAGGGCTGAACAATGGCACAAATACACTGTATGAAAAAAATACAATTAAAAGTAACTTGAGCGCCATAGCAAAGAAATAGAGTATCTTACTTCCCGTTCGATCCCCAATGATTCCCAATTCGTTCTTGGTGCGCCTGAAGCTATGGCGGGAAAACATAAAGCTAGCACGCCCTGTGAAGCAGCAAGAAATGAAGTTCCACACGAGTACTGCCCACACAATCAAAATCAGGGATAGGCCGATAAGGTCTTTAACATGTAATTCGCAGTGATTTATTTCCATATTCTCAATCTCAATGTCTTCTGACCAGAACTGCGACAATCCCGATGTCTGTCTATAGCGACGTAATTTATTTACCCTGCTCTGAAGCAGTATACCTCAGCGTGGTCATGAGGATTCAAATAGCTTTAGACTACCCTAAATTCGTCGTATATCAGTCCTGCTTCAGCCATCTCGAGCACTTCCTCAGCCCGCCACCCAATCACTTTGGGGGCTTTTTACTTCTTGCTGCGCGTAATATTGGCCGTAGTGACAAATTGAAGACATAAAAAAACCAACCCATAATAGGTTGGTTTTCTTGGGAGTTCTTTGGTCGGCACGAGAGGATTTGAACCTCCGACCCCCGACACCCCATGAACCTGTTCTATGTGCCAGCAAAGCCAGATGTATCAAGGCTTTTAGACCGTTTCACTGTTTATGCAAACAGTGGAATATTTGGAAAACGTGTATTAATAGAATCAATAAGTTAGGTGGGGTTTTACACCGCTAGCTTACCTTGATTTCAGCATGTGGAACTGACACCCACTCCACATGATCCTGTGTATATATTTTTGTTGATTTAGCGTCACTGTGAGCCATCCTAGCCTGTGGATCTATTCCTTGTTTCTCAAATAAGTGGGCCGCTAAAGCTCGTATCTCATGGAATGTAGGACGCTGCTCCATCGGTAGGTTTTCACCAACACCCACGTGGTCGCGTAAAGTAGAAAAAGCACGACTGAGATAATCAGGAGCTACTTGTGTTGGGTGCTTAACCTCTTTACTTATATCATTACTCCTTTTATTTGGTAGGCGATGAACGACATAAGGACTCGCAATATTATCTCGGCTTGATTCAATTATTTCTTTTAGCTGTTGGCCAATAGGGATTGCAACATGGGAGGCTTCTTTGTGCTTTACCTTTTGTCTATGAATATACAGCGTGCCAAATACGCCATTTTGTTCACATGGTAGCCAGACGCAACCACAGAGCCCCTCTTTAGGTTCTTTAATGGAGTACTTTATCCTAGAAACTTCTAGGCGTGCTTGTGCCGTCTGTAATGCTAAATCCATTGCCGTTCGTAACCAAGGTGCTGCAGCGCCTCGTATTCTCATATAATCATCAAGGGATAGCCTCCGCCGTTGTTTTTGGTCTGTTCTTCGCATTTTTTTGCGTGTCGCAGGGTTATCAAACATCAGAGATTCATCCATAGCGTAGCTAAATATTTTCTTCAGAAAGAGAACCTTTCTATTTTGAACGTTAGCCGAACTCGCCGAGTGATAACGCGCTATGAACCCATTGACATGCTCAAGATTGATATCGCAAGCAGCAATATCACTAAAGTATTCTTTCACCCTAACTAAATCATTATTCCAGTCTGCCAGCGTACTTTGGGCAGGCTTCTCGTCAATAATAATTCTCTTCATCAGGCGATCTAAATGTTCTGAAAGTGGTTTAGCCTCACCGTTAATTCCACCTTCCTCACGAATGATAGATTCAAGACTAACGGCGACATTTGGCCTCATTCTGAGGTTATATTCTTTCGCCACTGCTATAGCGTACGCTCGATCTGTACCTATGGTTTTTCGCTTACCTGAGATAAGCGTTAAAATATAACGCTGCCTATCTTTATCGAAATTTAAAAAGTCAGGGAGGTGGCGATACTCCCGGTTTCGTGGTCTTGCGGCCATTTAGTCATCCTCTATCAAAGCGTTTACGTGGGAAGTGACTGCAGAAGCAACTCCCATTCGCTCCGAAGAAAAGACCCAGACAGATTGATCGATGATCCTGCCATTGATCACGCCGTCTTGTACCCAGCGTTTGATAGTTTTTGACGTGGGTATAGATCCTTTCTCGAATTCCCTAGATGCCCACTGGCTAGACTTCATTAGTTTGAATTCTTTAGCCATAGTATTTCTCCACAAAGTTAAATATAGGCCCGCTGCAACGGGCCGGTAAACAATTTAAGCTGCGTTTACTGCCGCCCCAAAACAATTCTTAGCTATAGCCATCTGTTCGGCATCATTCATCGCGTCATGAAGTGCATTGTGCTTAATCATCTGAAAGTACGGCTGGTGGTCAGGCACATAACCTTTTTTACTGCCAGTGAGTGCATCGATGTACGTCCGAACGTCGCGCTTTCCGTTGTACTTCCACGGGCATTCCATGCGACAGGAACGATATGCGCTTTCTAGAATCGAGCCATCAAAGTCGGTACCGCGAAAATAAATCGTTGCGTCAGTATGTTGAGCAATCCAACTATTCAGATTAAGTAGCTGTTCAGCTAACGATTCACGATCGCCGGATAATGCTTCCTGCGCGTCCTGCTTCTGATTTCTCCACCAGTGCTGCGTATCTTTTGAAACAGAACGCCCAAGCATCAGCTGATCATTAGCATCGAGCAGACAATAGAACGCATTAGTTGAATACTCAGAGAGTTCAGGATCACGACTTACAGCCAAAATAGATTCGCGGGTACCTTCCAGATCGTCCACATCAAAAGCAAAAGCGCCAATGGATAGGATGAGAGCAGAAGGGCGCACATCCATAGTTTCGGTATCGATCACGATAGAGTTAATCATATTATTCACCCTCACAATTTATGCAGCTCGTATCATCACCCATATCGCATTGGTCACATTTCTCCATCCCGCAATGTGGGCAGTCTTTTGTATAGGTTGGAGCTTCGTTGCCACAGCTCGAACATTCTTCTATTTCTGGTGCTTGAAGAGTTGGGTTATCCATTGTTCTGCTCCTGTGCTCTAGGCGCTATAAATGCAGCGCGAGATGGTGACCAATCGCAATAAGTATCAGCTTCGGTGTGTCCGAAAATGGCTTTACAACGACGAATATGCACGCAATCACCGCAGGTTTTACCCGCTGGCAGTTTCATTTTGTCCGGATCAGTGGGGTCATAATTAAGCGTTGCCATTATTCGCTCTCCTGCGCCACTGCTGGAGTAAATGCCTCTTCCGCATGTTTACGCCAGTCATTGCCATGCTTGATGTATAGATTCAGCAGAACATGCAGGACAGCGGCTTGCTCGTGTTCGGATTTTCGCTTTATGTGCTGCCCGCAATTGCGAAGACATTCGGCTAGTTTGGTGCATGTAAAATTGGGTCGGCCGAGGATTTCAATCAACTCATCGTTTAGTTCGGGTAACTTGTAAGGCTCGCTTACAGGTTGCGCCGTAGACGCAAGCAGCAGCTCTAAATCCTTTCTCGCATCGTAGAGCTCCATCGCGCTGAATCTTCCACGACTACCGTCGCTATCAAGCAGGTGATTTACTGTTTTCCTGTACGCCAATAGCTCCTCTGCAACGCTGACTGGCAACATCACGCAGCCGTTCCCGACTTCGATACAGTTTTTGATTCTTTTTTCTAAACGTTCAGTTGTTAACTCAGACATTGTTCAGATCTCCCACCACTTCAATCAGAATGTCATTCGCTAAATCGAGACTGATCACATCATTTTCTGTATATGGAGATAGCGGTTCGCTAGCTGGCTGAAAGTGCAATACTGTATGGTTCCCGTAATAGTTGATGTATCGCAGCCGGTAGCACTTACCAAAAACACAAACAACATCATTAGGCTTCACATCAGTAACGGGCTTTTTAACTTTGTGGTTGGTCAGCTGGTGGACCTCACGCAACACATCAAAGCGTGTAATGGCTTCACGTAATATTGCCGCTGCCTCTGGATACTGTTCAGCAATAAGCTTCACGCCTGCATGCGCTTGCTTAACTAATGTTCCTGCTGGTATTTCACTGATGTGCGTCATTTGCATAGCTCCGTCAATTCTACGTAGCGCCCCATAAAGAGATGCTCGGCAACTTCTGCAGTCATTGGTTCGATAGTGAAATCAGCAACTGGAATACCTTCCAAAAGTGGCCACGGTTTTTCATCGACGATGCCAAGGTCGCGTTTTTCTGATGCCAGCATGATGAGGTCTGCATATTTGACGCAGCTACTCAGCGCTAGTGGTAGGCCAAATCGTTCGCAGATAGCCATTTCAACGCGTTTTTCTAATGCGCGATAATCTGGCAAAAGAAGCTTTATTGGTGATGGAATATCTTTGATGTAAGCCTCGGCAGCATCATGCATTAGCGCCTCAAGTGCGAACTCTGGCGGTACACAAAATGATGCGTGATAGCAGTGCTGGGCAACGCTGTATGCGGCCTTAGTGTGACCGTTAAAGCGGTTTTCTCTCGCTAGCGCATGAGCAATATCCTCGATCACTATTTGCTCGCGCTGAGGCTCGATTAAATTAAATGCTTTACCTGAGAAGGTAATAATATAAGGGCTATTCACTTTTTAATTTCTCCACACATTAAACAGATAACACTTCACTAAGCACCGAATATGCTCGGTGCTTAAGGCTGTATTAAATGTTATTAATAATTAGGCTTTAAAATTACCAATAAAGGTTTCAATTGATTTGCCTGTGAATTGCTCTGTGAGCAGATCACGGAATTCGTTTGCAATTTCTTCCTCTACAGCTTCCAGTTGAACAATACGCAGAACGAATAAAGGCGTGTCCCCCGTCAGAATACTATTACGCAGACTGAAACGGCGCTCGGATAAGCCCTCATAAGGTACGCACTTAAATTCAAAGGCCACAGGCATGATCTCTTTGCTTTTAGCCTCTACACTTTGCATCAATGACTGCTTACCGCTGAAATCAGCATCTTCATGATCAGCACTTTGTACTGATTCTATGGTGATACGGCGAATGGCGCTCACAGCTTGTTTAATTGGAAGCACTTTGCCTTCGGCATCAAAGGCGGTGAGGAAGTCGCTCCAATCCTCTAGCCACTCTGCAAGCTGCTTCTGGCGTGACTTCTCACCATTGAAAGCAAGCAGAGCGCAGAACGGTGCTGTTTTCTTCAAAACGATTGCTGCAGTGTTATCGGCATGGCCTGCGTTCGCAAGCGTGCCGAGGTTGAACACGGAGGTTGCACACATATTGTCAGCGTCGATAAAGCAACGAGCGCCCGGTTGACCTTCGGAGTATGCAGATGAATAACGAACGAAATCGGCAATACTGGTGGTGCTTAATTTTCCACGAAAACGGCTACGGCCTAATTCTAAATGTTCTAATGATTTAATTTGGTGATTTTCAGGAATAATTACAGCTGGGCAATTAGTCGTTTTAATCGGGTCCAAATGAAATGCAGATAATGTAAGCTCTTGGATTTTATTAATAGTGCAAGCGTCTAATTGAGACATGTTTAGTCCTCGCTTATTTAAAAGCGTTAATTTAAAAGGTTGAAATAAAACTTAGGTATTACGGTTTATTTAGTTACTCGTAATTTGCCGTCTACTTCTCCGGTAATTGCAAATAACTGCCCCTGATCTTCTTGCAAGATCGTTAGTTTGCCACCTTTCCCAACGTACATTGGTGTTTCGGTGGTGTCCTCTTCGGACTGTTTGCCTCGAGGTGTCGGTGTCACGAACTTCAATTTATGTTTAATACCAACGCGCTTTTCTTCAACTGAGTTGCTCAGGCGGTCAATATCAAACGTGAGGACAACTTGGCCTTTACCACCGTTGTTGAGAACCCCCAACGCGGTATTGTTTAGCGCAGCGGCGATCTTGTTAACGAAGATCCCCGCGTCGAGCTCGCCCAGAAAGTCTGGCACTACGGTCATGCGATCATTGCTCATCGGTTTACCCTCTGAAATGCGGTATGTACCGCGCTTATTTACTCCACACACTGATTTGCTGTGGTGGCTGGACTTGAACCAGCGACGCGAAGCTCGGGCGGCCTCCGCTCTACCAACTGAGCTACACCACAACCGGCTGGGTACTCGAAACGCCCCTGAATCTAAATACCCATGCGGTTGTGTACTGCTTAAAAAGGGCGGTTACAGGCCAAATAACAGCCATCAATCCTCTGGTTGAAATCCTGCAACCGCCAAAGCTGTCGTTTAAATTATCCGCACAAACACAGTTAACTTACATTTAGTATTAGCAAGCTTACATGCGAAGTCAATACTAAAAATAAGAAAACTTACTTTTTACATTAGTTCATAAAAAAACCCGCAGCAGCGGGCTTTGAAAATTAGGAGGGATTAGTGGAGGTCAATTACGATTTGCTTAACGAGTCCGACAATTTGACAATTCCCATTAATTTCAATGGGTTTAAATAATGGATTCAGCGGCAAAAGATATTTATTTGGTCCATCAACGACTAATTTTTTAATTGTTGCCTCATTGCTGCCCTGTAAGCGAGCTATGACTATTTTGTTATTTATATCAGATAGATAACCGTATTCTGGGTCAACAATGACAACGGCTCCCTCTGGGATTGATATAGGTCCTGATGATGTCATTGAGTCACCAACAACCCTTAGAGCAAAAGCATCGGCTGATACTTGCGCTGATGTTTCAACATAATCGGTGCTGGCTCTATTCAGTTTCGTTTGAGAACCAGACTCTGTCCACTCACCTGCTTGGACCCATGAAATTATCGGTAATACTCTGATTTTGCTTTGAGATTTTAATGGTGGTTCAAGTTCACCCTTGCCAGTAAGAACCCACTGAGGGCTGCATTCAAGGCATTTTGCGAGGCTTAGCAAATTTTCCCCAGATGGACTGGTTATATCGTTTTCCCATTGTGTTACCGCTGACGCAGAAATGCCAATCCATTCCGCCAGATCCTTCTGGGTCAGCTTCATTAGACGTCTTCTGGTTTTTATACGACTGCCAACAGTTTCCACGTGGTTGTCCTCCGAGTTTCTATGTTAGCAATCTTACATTTAGTTGACGTAAGTAGTCTGTGATTATAAAGTGTAAGTATACTTACTTTTATGGAGGTGACAGATGTATAAAGACAGCATCATTACTCATTTCAACGGGACCACGAAAACAGCTGAAGCATTAGGGGTTACACATAGCGCAGTTTGCCAATGGGGAAAAATAATCCCTGAAAAGCAAGCTTTAAAGGTAGAGCGCTTAACCAATGGAACGCTGAAATATGACCCCTCACTTTACAAAGGCAATCTTAAATCAGCGTGCAATAAATAAAACCACAAAAGAGAGACCAACACTGTGGACAACAAAAACTTTCCAGCCCCAGCAGATATGACGGCAGCAATGCACAAGCTGATCACATCAACACCGGGTGGGTATGAAGCGATGGCGCAACAGCTATCACACGATGGGACTCATAACGCGCTAAGTAATCGCGTACGCCAGATCGGTGGGCAAATGGTGCCGTTCGGCATGGTCATTCAAATGGAGGCTTTTTCCGGTCGCACGGATATTACCGAAGCTATGTGTAAGCGTGCTGGTGGTGTGTTCGTGAAACTGCCTGATGTGGATCAGGTCGGGAATGAGGAGCTGCTGCACAAGTTTAACGATCTGCTGGCGGCGCTGGGTGACTTTAGCCGAGCACATAACGAGTTCACCCATGATGGCGTACTTGACCGAGAAGAAAGCAAACGCCTACGTGCCAAAGGATATCGCGCGCAGTCTTTGATAGCTGAGATTTGGGTGATTTCAGAAATGCTGTGGGGAGAGGGTGACGCCAGGAGTATGCAGCTCTTGGCGTCGGGTGCGACTAAATCAGTGTGTGGAGAAATAACCGCGTGAGCATTTTAACAACAAACAAACGAACTCCGCAATTCCGCTGCAAACCGTTACCCGGTGGGCGTAAGCCGATTGCGTTTCCGTATGCCGCTAAATTACAGGGCGAGTGGATTGACATCAACCACAGCTTTGTTGAGTGGTCTGTGGGTGAACAGCGAGCCGTTCGAGGTGTGGCATGAATAACTCTATAGCCATTGATCAGGTTTCTATCCGTCAGGATGACGCTGGGCGCTATAGCTTGAATGACCTGCATATTGCTGCTGGTGGAGAAGAACGGCATAAGCCTTCTAATTTCCTACGCCAAGACTATGTGCGCGATTTATGTGCCGAAATAGACCGTTGCTCAGATCTGAGCATCGCCTCTTTTGAGTCTATTCGTGGTGGAGCTAATCAAGGGACATACGCATGCCGCGAATTAGTTTATGCGTATGCGATGTGGATCAGTCCGGCGTTTCAGTTAAAGGTTATTCGTACGTTTGACGCAGCCCACCAGCCAACACAGTTAACCGAGTTGGAAATGATCGCATCTATGGCAAAGGCCGCTGCGATGCAAGAGCGCCGCATGCAAGCAATAGAGCAGCAGGTAACTGGCGTAACCCAGCAGATCGAACAAATAGCGACAGGGGCTATTCCTCCGGGATGGCAAACAATCAAAAACCTCGTTGCAACATCGGGTCTGTCTGATGGCAAGGTTCGCGCATTAATCTCGGCCTTTAAGGTTGAGAGCAAAAAGGTGCCGTTTAACGCGCCGGGCGGCATTCTGACGAGTGCGACGGTTGCAAACGAAGAGCTATTCAACTTGGCACTGGCAAAGGTCAGGAAAGAGGCTACACGCGCCTGCCGCAGTAAATATTGGTTCCATCCTCGCTTGGGTCGGTTTGAGATGAAAGAGGTGTCAGCATGAGCCGTATTTTCGATGTTGTTCAGTCTCTATCGGGCCAGAAAAACGCCATCGTAATACCTCGCCCTTATGTCAGGTTTTTTGCTGGCGATCAGCAGGCTCTCGTCTTGGGCGCTCTATTGAATCAGATCGTATTTTGGTCTGGCGTTGATTCTTCATGTGAAGACGGATGGTTCTATAAGAGTCACAAAGAGATGGGTGAAGACTTAGAAACACTGAGTGAGGATCAGGTTGGGCGTCTGGTGAAGAAGCTTTGCACCAAATATTTACCCGGAATTATTGAAACCAAAAACCAAAAGGTTAATGGCACTCCTACAGCCCACTATCGCATTGATGGGGATGCCTTAATCGCTAAGATTTTCCCGCCAGAGCTGGATTCCGCGAAAGTGCGGAATGGAAAACGCGAAAGTGCGGAATCAAAACCGCAGAATCGCGGAATGGAAACTGCGGAAGTGCAGAATGGAAACCGCGAAAGTGCGGAATCTTTTCTTTATACAGATCAAGACATACAGATCATAAAACCCTCTTGTCAGCCTGCGGCCGACCCAGCAGCGGTAATGACCAAACAGGCAACTCAGGTACTAGAACATCTGAGAACTAAAACCGGTTCGCGCTTCCAGAATTGCAAATCGTCACTCGAGAACATTCGAGGCCGCTTGCGTGATGGATTCACCCCTGACGAGCTGGTGTTGGTTATTGATTTTAGTGTTGTGCGTTGGGGCGCTAACCCTGATTTTTCATCGAATCTTAATCCAACCACGCTGTTTAGCCCGACCAAGTTCCCTAGCTACCTAAGTTCGGCGACTAATTGGGACAAAGCTGGTCGTCTACCTCGCTCCCAATGGTCTATGCAGGCTCAAGCAAAGCCGAAAGGCTACGTTGATATGGATTTCTCAAATCAGGATTACTCATCGGTTCCTGCTGGCTTTAGGAACGGTTATTCGAGCGAGAAGCCCAAAGAACCCGCAGCGCCAGTTGATAGGAGTGAATTACCAAGATGGCTCGTAGAGCGTACGGGAGGTGCCCTGTGAAACAACAAACCATGCCAGTAATTCGCTGCCACCGGCCAGCACTTGTTCAGCTCCATCAGGAAAGAGCCCAACGCTGTGAAGCGGCAAAACAGTGGCGCCGCGCTGAATACGAATGGTCCCGAGTCATTGAGAATTGCGGTACCGAAGAGGATATGGAACACGCAGTTAAATGCCGTAATAAGTGCTCAATGCATTGCAGAGCAACAGATGTCACGGCTGATCCGCGTATGGACTATGAAACGGTTGTTCGTTTGGAGGTGCTGTCGTGAATATGGACATCAACCCATATTGCGCCGCTTTAGCTGCTCAACGCGCAGAGCCAGAACATTACATCAAAGACGTTGGCGATCAGTGGCGTACCCCTGAGTCATTGTTTTGGGGCATTAACGCGATGTTTGGGCCAATCACTCTCGATCTGTTTGCCGATGCTGATAATGCAAAATGTGATGCGTATTACACCGCAGAAGATAACGCACTGACTCAGGACTGGTCAGAGCGCCTGAAAGAGCTGGGCGGTGCAGCTTACGCAAATCCACCGTACAGCCGGGCGAAAGAGTATGAAGGGCAATATGTCACAGGTATGCGGCACATTATCGATCATGCGATGGCTATGCGCGAGAAGGGCGGTCGTTACATTTTCCTCATTAAAGCGGCAACCAGCGAGGTGTGGTGGCCAGAAGAAGCCGATCATGTTGCTTTTATTCGTGGGCGTATTGGTTTTGATCTGCCAGTGTGGTTTAAGCCTGCTGATGAGAAGCAAAAGCCTACCGGCGCGTTTTTTGCTGGTGCGGTGGTCATTCTTGATAAGCAGTGGCGCGGCCCAGCAATCAGTTATGTCACCCGCGATGATCTAATCACTCGGGGCGATGCATTTTTGGCGCAGGTTCGTCGTATGGCTGAAAAGCTGGTGGGGATTGCAGCATGATCCATTACCACGGCGGCCCAATTACGCCTGACACGTGCGCACTCAAAGCATGGAAAGGGCGCCATGCATTTATTAGCTTTGCAAATTCCAGCCAACTACAGCTGGCTTCAGAGGTAACTCAATCTTTCGCTCTGGATAACGGGGCATTCAGCTTCTGGACAAAGGGCCAAATGGTTAACTGGAATGACTATTACGCATTTGTTGAGCGCTGGGGGAACCATCCTCGTTTTGCTTTCGCTGTAATCCCGGATGTTATCGGCGGAACTGGCGAAGAGAACGATGCGTTAATCGCTGAATGGCCTCACGGAAAATTCGTTGGTGCACCAGTTTGGCATATGAATGAACCAGACGAGAGATTCATCAGACTATGTCATGAGTTCCCGCGAGTATGTATTGGTTCGATGGGGGAGTATGACGCAAAGCGCCCACGTGCTTGTCGTGCAAAATTACGTGACCTGATCCGTAATGTTGTCGATTCAAATGGCTATCCAATTACCAAACTTCACGGTCTTCGCATGCTGAATAAAGATATTTTCTCTCACATTCCACTTTCATCAGCTGATAGCACAAACGTTGCTAGGAATATCGGGATAGATAAGGCATGGAACAAAAGTGCTTACGCGCCTGCTTCTAAAGAAACGCGTGCTGCAGTCCTTGTTGAGCGCATAGAAGCTTTTAACTCCGCATCATCTCTGAATTATTGCCCAGAGAAAGATCGGTTTAGCGTTCAGATGGCATTTGAGATTTAAGGATTCTATGAAACTGATTCTTCCATTTCCACCCAGCGTAAATGGTTACTGGCGTGCCCCGAATAAGGGCACTTCAATCGGTAAGCATTTAGTGAGCGAACGTGGACGTAAGTATCAAGCTGAAACATACGCGATGGTTATCGAGCAGCTACGCCGTAAGCCGAAGGCGATTACTGAGCACTTATCTGTTTCCGTTGTGCTATTCCCGCCGACCAAGGCGAAGCGTGATCTGGATAACTACTTCAAGGCTCTGTTTGATGCGCTGACGAAAGCAAATGTATGGGCTGATGATAGCCAGATTAAAGAGCTTTCAGCCAAGTGGGGGCCAGTCGTTAAAGGGGGGCGTGTTGAGTTGGTAATCGATGAGGTGACTGCATGCGCATGATCCTCACGGCATTCCCACAAGCAGACGCTGGCGTAGTTTTGCTTAAACCCGGACAACTGACGTGCAAATTCCACAAAGGCCAGCGCCTCATGATCACCGAGGCGCCGAAAGAGTTTGCGAAGCTGCCTGCGGGTGAACTACCGGCACAGTCTCAAGACCTTGCCAACGATATGGCGCTGCGCCCGTTTTTCTCACATTACGACGTGATTAAAGCCGCGGGTACCGAAAGCGCCCTCGAGCTGTGGGTTGATAAAATTAAAACCTGTCAATGGAAGCGCAGCTATCACAACGGCAATTTGAATACGGTATCGCATAAAAACGGTGCCGTTCGTCTGTGTTGGAGCTGCGACAACCTTCACCATGATCAGTTTCATCCGTCGTTGGGTGATATAGCCGAAACCAACCGTGCCGAATGGCTAGTGGACTCTGTGCGGCGCTCATTAGGTTTTAACGAAGGCCACCAACTGACACTACCGGAACTTGGCTGGTGGGCTTTTCTTAATGGTCTGACCCATCTACTGCCAACCAGCATTGCGTATCGCGTCACAAAGACGCCAGAGCCACCAGCGTTTGTCGGTGGCGTTATGAAAGAAGCCGACATTAACCCGTGGCAGCCAGATCCAGATAAGGTGCTTTCCGACCTTATTGTGTTAGCTAAGCCGATTATTAAGCTGGCAGGGGATGAAGCACCACCAGCGAGCTTTATGTTGAAACCTAAGCTGCAGCGCTGGGAGTGTGAGAAATACACGCGGTGGGTAAAAACGCAAAAGTGCCGCGGTTGCAATAATCCCGCTGACGATCCGCATCATGTGATTAATCACGGCTTGGGCGGCATGGGAACTAAAACCCATGACTTGTTCGTGTTGCCGTTATGCAGACGGTGCCACGACAAGTTGCATAAAGACGTAGCCGCATGGGAGCAGAAGCACGGGGATCAGCGATTTTTATTGATTGAATTTTTAAATTACGCGCTGGGTGTTGGCGCAATTTTTCAAGCGTAACGTGTGGAGAATATTATGAGAGATATAAAGCTAGTATTAGAGTGTTGGGGGGGGTGGGCACGAGATAATTCAAGTATTAATTACCCTGCGATTGCTGCAGGATTTAAAGGGTTGTTGTTATCGAGTGGAGGACATAAATATTCATGTAGTGATTATGATGGAGCTATTATCGACTCAGCCGTCTCTCGGCTAAAAAATATAGGAAAACATGAGGAGTTACAGTTAATAATTATGCACTATGTATATAGGGAATCTAAAAGAAGGATCGCCCGATATATAGGGGTTAGCGAAAGTCGCGTTAGGCAGGAAATGCAGGTGGCGGAAAGTTTTATAGAAGGTTGCCTAATAGCAAGTGGGGGTGTTTTATATATGGATGGAAATGTAGGATGTAATATGTCGCCTAATGTCAACAGGAAAATATCAAGCTGTAGTTAGTGTCATAGTCTCTTATCAATGCGATGAGCTATGTATCTCATCGCATTGATTTTTATCCTACTGATTTTGGAATTTTAAGCGACTCACTAAAATACATTATCTCAGAACCTATGTACCTATGTTGTGCACTGTAGTTAATTCCGTACATGAGATTTTTAGAAGCAGCATACATTTCATTAATTTCGGCAACGTTATCATATGAAACTATCCATGGTGTAGATAACTCATTAGTGACTTTTTTGGCTATATGTGCATGATCATTTAGTTCGTAGTGGTTCTCGTACAAACCTTTGCCCTTGATGAAGTAAGGCGGATCGAGGTATGTAAGAGAGTTAGATGGTAGATTTTTAACCACTAAGTCAAGAAAATCAGACGCATCCATATTAGAAAGATGTATGTGCTCCTTTTGGCTAGCTATTCTTATTATTCTTTTAATTAAATCATCTTTATTGAATCTAGCATCTAATTTCCATTTTCCATCCTGTTTTTTGCCACCAATAACCCCACCTTTTAGAATGCCTGAGCGATTTGTTCTATTTAAGAAAAATGTAGCGAACCCCAAAGATAGGGTGTCTTGCTCATAGGGGGTTGAAATGATTTTCTTCTGCTTATGCCATTCGTCAATAGTTACTTCTGTTTGGGAAATTAAATTGCATAGAGATTCTGATTCATTCAAAACTGAATGCCAGAATGCATGTACTGCAGGATTTATGTCATTTAGATATATTTCTGAGGATAAATTTTTAAATAATAAATTTAGAGCTAGCCCAGCCCCACCCGCATAAGGCTCAGCATAATGAATAGATTGCATGCCGTTTAGAGTTAACAAGTTATTTATAAATGGTAAAAGCTTACCTTTACCACCAGGGTATCTTAACGGGGTGTTGAATCGCATAGTATCAAGCCTAATATAACAATGGGGGATATTTTATCAAAAATCCCCCCAGTTGGCCATATGAATATTTGTATTTAAATCAATACATTATTTTGTTAGCTTGTTTGCTACTCTTGCTCGATCCAGACCATGCCCGGTGATAAGCACATACTCAAGAGCATTAATGAATGAATTAATGAAATTACTTGACTTTTCATCATTCATGCGTGCCCAGTATCGGTATGGATTATCCTTTACTTTTCCTTCAACTAATTTTTTTATTTCTTTCTCTTTAGAAAAAATCTTGAACATATCTCTTATTTTACCATTAAATTGTTGATTTTTTCTGCGATATTCATCTAAGTAGTTTTGCAAAATGATTTTCTCATCTACATCTGTATCAATATTTAACTCTTGAATAATGTTACCTGCAATTCTTAGAAATACACTTTTAGTAAGTTTGGCATCATTTTTCCAATAAGAATCATCAGCATCTAGATTGTATAAAAATTCAAATAGAAGTTGATCTGGAGGAAGGTCAGAAGGAAGAAGACAGATATTACTTTTCTTTTTTAATTTATTATAATTCTTGTCTTGTGCCACATCTGCATCAAGTATGATTATACTCTTTTTAGAAAACTCAGGAACATCTCTAGACACGAGATTAATAAGATCTGAACAACTCATGTTTATTCCATTGAGATTGTTAGTTATTTTTTTTATGTCATTTCTTGTTATCAGTGCTTTATAAAAATCGTAGCCTTGCACATCTTCGAAATAGACATTTACTTTAGGAAAATAATCGTCATTTACAGCTACTGTTTCAACCCGTAAGTCTGCATAAATCTCAGGCCATGATACTTGTTCTAATACCTCTATTTTCCCATATGTATCAGTTAGGTAGATGGTTTTAAATCCAGCTTTATCTTTTTGGCTTAGATTGTAAACCTCCTCCACCATAGTTGGCGAGTGTGAGGTCATAACAATTTGCAGGTTTAAATCTTTTGACAATTTTGATAATAGCTTTATAAATTCGATCTGAGCAGCAGGAAATAATCCAGCATCTGCTTCATCTATAAGGAGCATGCCTCCGTGATAGTCTGGATAAACTTCGTGTAATTGCTTAAAAGATAAAAGTGCTTGAAGAATTTGACCTACATTATCTTCACCAACGGAAACAGAGTCTTGATCATATTTATCAGAGTGTGCGACAATTGACTTAACAGTACCAGTGGTTGCCGTGACATTTTTTGAGTTAGACTTTATAAGTATTTTATTATTCCATGCTCTAAAAGTTGCTTCATTTTTTTTAAGATACGCCACACTTCTTATTGTATATTCTGGTCTTAATGTCACTGGCACTAGTCTAGCTAAACTTAGGTAAATTAACGGGTGAGTAACATTGCGACTAGTATTACTAACCCCATCAACTTTATTACCTCTGACTATTGGTCTTGACTTTCCTCTATCCTCTGATGCATAAAGTTTGAGTGCCAGTTCATCCAGTGTTTGGTTAAAAGCCCCATCGAATACAGTAAATTCAATGTCCATTGAACCAGGCTGGTCGAATTTTTCAGATAGTCTGAAATGATCTTGGAAGCGGGATTCGAAGTTTGTTTCGGTAAGTGTTTTAAAATCGATGTCACTTGGAGGGGTTTTAGAGTAATCTTTTCTGAAGCTAAAAATTTGGGCTATCACACCTAGTATTGTTGATTTAGAGGTGCCGTTCTTCCCACAAATAATAGTAAGCTTATCGCCAAGATCTATCTCTACACCAGATAATCCCCTAAATTGGTTTATCTTAATTTTCTTCAGTTTTGTTGCAATGTTAGCCATGTTGATCCCTTTAACACGCATTAATTTATCTAATCAGTAGATAAAAATAGCATTGTGCTTTAAAAAAAACACTAGTGCGCTACGCAAAAATTGTTATAACATGGAAAAAATGGCATCTGAAACACTTTTATATTGAATGTACAGCTTTACTCTATAATAAACCTGTTAAAAATAATAATGTTAAACCTAGTCATAACAATAAGTTAAAACTTTCTCCGTCAGTGTTCGGCTTCACTGCTTATACAGTTGAGCGCTGTTTGGATATGCAAGTTGATCCAGTTATCCCGTCTCACTAAACGTCCTTGCGAAAAACCAATAGTGCGTGACATTATCGCGGCGAGCAGCAAGCCCGGTGACGTTGTGTCTGATTTCTTTATGGGATCAGGTTCGACGATTAAAGAAGCTATAAAACTTGGGCGTTATGCTGTAGGGGTAGAGTTGGAAAAAGAGCGCTTTGATCAGACTGAAAGTGAAATATTGGCGCTTATGTCTGAATAAGATAAACAAAAATGTGTATATTTCCTCTTGCTTGTATAAACAAAAATGTTTATAATAATTTCAAGTTAAACAAACAGGAGGAGGAAGTGAAACAACGCGAGTTCCAGCGTTGGCTTGCAGCACAAGGGGCACAATTTTCAAACGGTACTAACCACTTGAAAATTCACTTGAACGGCAAGCAGACGATAATGCCAAGGCATCCAGCAAAAGAAATACCGGAGCCGCTTAGGAAAGCAATTCTTAAGCAACTTGGCCTAAAATAACCAACCAGCCCTTCGGGGCTGGTTACTCGCGGAGATTCACTTAGCCAAATATGCGATACCCAATAAAATTTGAGCATGACGAAACCGGGTGGTGTATCTCATTCCCCGACATCCCCGAGGCATTAACGGGCGGTGAAACAAAAGAAGAGGCGCTATCGTTAGCGCAAGATGCACTGGTAACAGCGTTTGATTTCTACTTTGAAGATCAGCGCCCCGTTCCTATGCCAAGCGCCGATGGTGATGACTTTGTTGATGTGCCTGCTAGCGTAGCTGCTAAGGTGTTGCTGCTTAATACCATGATCGCAACTGGCACTACGCAGGCAGAACTAGCTCGTCGTTTAGGCACTCGACCGCAGGATGTAAGCCGTATCGTTACGTTGGCACACACAACTAAAATCGATACGATTGAGGCTGCATTAAAAGTGCTAGGCAAGCGGCTAGAAATAACCGTGTTGTAAGTATTACCTAACTATCTAAAGGCTACCTACGGGTGGCCTTTTCTATGTCTGCCATCCGGTTGAATAGACATTCATATAAGATTATGGGTTAGGGAACATCACGACGGGGGCTATATAGTTTTCCATCGACAACGATGCATTTCATTGCCAACCACTTATTCACTTGCTGGGGAAGCACTTCACAAGCTCTGGCAAAATCAGCAGCACTTGCGAAGTGTTTATCAATGTATTCCTGTAGCGGCATTTATCACTCCGTTACTCTGCCTGTGCGGCAGTATATTTACTTAGTAACCACGAATAATGTTGTTGATTTTATTCAACAGAACAACATATTCAGCGTCTTCTTTATCGATGCAAGTGAAGTCAGCTCGTTCAATGGAAAAATCTTCTCCGTTAAAGTTAACATTGCGGATTTCTTCATCTGCAACCATCTGAGCGATCTGCTGGAACTTTTCTTCTGAAACATCGTAAGCGATAGAGATAGTAGTCATTTTTGTATTCCTTTTGTGGTTGGCGATATTGCCTCCCGATGGAACAAATATAAACCAAAATGGTTTATATTGGCAAGTGATATTAATCACAACTTTCCAAAGTCACACTACGTGGGCTTTCCATACCTAGCGTCCAGCCAACAACCATCCACACATTAAACACTTTCTAGCTGAGAGTGGTTACGGCTGGGCGCTATTCCTTAAATCAAAATGGAGTAATCCCAATGTCTGAGCCGTTAATCGGCACCGGAACAGCCTCGGCTGCGTTAACTGGCGTCACATTTGTAGGATTGCTATCTGGTGTTGATGCTGGCGTTGTAATTGGCGCATTTGCTGGTGCTGTGGTTTTCGTGTTGTCCGCTACTGAATTCCCTATCTGGAAGCGTCTCGTATTTTTCGGGATTTCATTTGTGCTAGGCGTTCTAACTGCGGGTTTTGCTGCGTCGATGATCAGCACCGTTACACCGGATTCCGTTGTAGTTGAGAAGTCTATAGGTGCGCTGGTAGCTTCTGCCACGGTTGTGCGGATCTTGATGGTTATTATCTCAAGGTCTAGTAACCCCACGCTCAATTTTAAAGGGGGTGGCAAATGACACTCCAGATTATATTGCTTCACATTAATGCGTTGGTCTGCGGCCTGATAGCACTGCGTTTAATGCTCTTTAATCGACAGGGAGCAAAGCATAAGTGGTTGGGCGCTATTGGGGCTTACATCCTCATAGTTGCAGCAGCGTCGGTCCCCATTCGGATCATTACTGGCACATATATCTCGGCTGATATTTCGGAAACGCTGATTAATATCATGTTCTGCGGTCTGGTTCTTAGAGCGCGGGGTAACTTCATGCAGTTATTCAGGAACCCTATCTAA